ATCGCGTAATTCAAGCGGACAAACACCACGCACTAAACTATTTAATACAAAGCACAACAAGTGATGTGGTACTTTCCAGAGCTTTTAAAATTGCTAATAAACTTAAAGATAAAAAATCCTTTATTTCTTTTACACTTCATGATAGTATTGTAATAGATTTTGAGGACAGCGAGCGGGAACTTATTGGAGGGATGTTAAATATCTTTTCTGATACTCCGTTTGGTAAGTTTAAAGTTAATTTAAGCGCAGGAAAATCATATGGTGAAATGGGGAGGATCGAATGGACACAATAGTGGGTCTTGGTAAGGCAGGTTGCGCCATCGCAGATAAGTTTTCAAAATATCCTCAGTATAAAATTTTCAAGATTGATTCCGAGGGTCTTGATAAAGATGAAAAAAGATCTCATCTTTTAAAACGTCGTAGCCATCCTGAGCAGTATGAGGACGATGCTCCACAGCTAAAGACATTTTTCAGATACACTACAGATGACATACTTTTTGTAGTTTCAGGTTCGGGTGTAATTTCAGGTGCGACACTACAAGTTTTAAAACACTTGTCTAAGAAAAAGATAAGTGTGCTCTATATTAAACCAGATTTAGAGTTTCTTGGTAAAGTCAATGTTTATCAAGAACGCCTCGTTCGCAGTGTGCTTCAAGAATATGCTCGCTCAAGAGTAATTGACAGACTTTACCTTGTAGACAATAAACAAGTTGAGATAATTCTTGGTGATGTACCAATTATTGGATACTATGATAAGTTGAACGATTTGATAGTATCAACAATTCATATGCTAAATGTTTATAATCACCAAGAACCAGTTCATTTAACACCGTTTGAACCACAAGATACAACAGCAATCAGCACCTTTGGAATTGCCGATCTTGAAAAAGGTGAAGAAAAGTTATTCTTTTTACTTGACAGTATCAAAGAAAAGTGTTATTATTATGCTATAAACTCTGAAACACTCCAAACAGATGGGAAACTACTCCGTCGTTTGACCGAGAACATAAACAAAAATATTGAAAAAGATGTTAGGGCAGCATTTCAAATTCACTCTACTTCTTATGAACAAAATTATGGTTATTTGGTCGCAAATACCGATCAAACAAAAAACTAAAAGGAATTATAAAATATGGAAAGAGTATTAAATTTTATTAAGGCACATTGGAAGCGTGGACTGATTCTCGCTGCCTTATCTGCTATTAGCACATTGGCAATACTTGGGGTTAATAACAATGCCCTCGATACCGGAAAGCAAATTGGTCGGTGCGAGATGGTATGCTCTTTTTACGGAGCAGACTTTACGGGCTTTGACAAAGGCGCAGCCTGTCAATGTAAAGCCGAGAGTGGGTGGATTTTCGGCATTCCAGTAGATCCAGAATATTTTAAATAAAAAGCTTGACAACACTTTTAGTCTATGTTATATTACATATACTACATTTTAGCAAGATGAGAGATTTATCATCTTGACTATAGGCAAATGCCACAAACAACAAAACAACAAAACAAGGAAAAATATAATGTCTATTAATATTGATAAAATGAAGCAACGCAAAGCTGCGCTTCAAGGTAACGGAGGATCCCGTGATACTTTCTGGCGTCCCGTCGATGGGGAGCAAACAATTCGTATTGTTCCAACAGCGGACGGCGACCCCTTTAAGGATTTCTGGTTCCACTACAATGTGGGCAACAACCCCGGATTTCTCAGCCCAAAGAAGAACTTTGGCGAAGAAGACCCGCTAAACGACTTTGTTCGGAAGCTTTTTAACGAGGGCACCGAAGACAGTATTAAGATGGCGAAAAACCTCATGGCTCGCCAGCGTTTCTTCTCTCCCGTTCTTGTACGAGGTGAAGAAGATAAGGGTGTTCGCATTTGGGGATATGGAAAGATGGTATATGAGCAATTGCTCAACCTCGTTCTTAATCCTGAATATGGCGATATTACCGATACGGAATCAGGAACAGATCTTGTCCTCCATTATGGTAAGCCACAGGGTGCCAGCTTCCCTCAAACGAAGTTGACTCCCCGTCGTCGTTCATCTGCTCTCTGTGATGAGGCAGTTGGAGGCGATGATCGCTGCGCGGAATTGCTTGAAAGCATTCCTGAGTTTGATACGCTCTTTGATCGTAAAACCCCAGAAGACGTAGGCGCAATGTTAGATGCTTACCTTCTTGGTGAAGACGGCACCGGAGAGGAGACTGGGACTACAACCCCTCCTCCTTCTACTGACGCAGTTTCCTCTGTTGACGCTGCTTTCAACGACCTCATGGGAGCGTAATTCCGCGCCCACAGGGAGGCACAGGGTTATCAGGTGCCTCACACCCTTATTTTTGGAGAGTAAATGAGAATGGCAAGAGTTAAAAATACTAAAGCAGGCAAACTAAGTCTGACTGATATGCGGGCTCTTATTAATAAAAGGGCAGGCATTAATGTTGCCCATAACCTAACGGAAGAAAACCCTACTGAAGTTAAAACTTGGATTCCAACTGGCTCTCGCTGGCTGGACTCTATTATCTCCCGAGGTCGCCTCTCCGGCGTTCCTGTTGGTAAAATTGTAGAGATTGCCGGTCTTGAATCAACGGGTAAGTCTTATATGGCTGCCCAGATTGCTGCCAATGCTCAAAAGATGGGCATTGATGTTATTTATTTTGATTCTGAATCGGCTATCGATCCCGTATTTCTTGAAAAAACTGGATGTGACTTAAATAGTCTTCTTTATGTTCAGGCAGCCTCAGTTGAGTTTGTTTTAGAAACTATTGAGGATCTGTTAATTAATAATGACAACCGAATGTTGTTTATTTGGGATTCACTGGCTTTAACTCCTGCTATCTCTGATATTGAAGGAGACTTCAATCCTCAGTCCTCTATGGCAGTTAAGGCTCGTATCCTCGCCAAGGGGATGTCTAAGTTAACCGTTCCTATCGCCAACTCTCAGTCTACATTTTTAGTTTTGAACCAGTTGAAATCAAATATCACTCGTTCGCCTTCTGAAGCTATGACCACCCCTTATGTCACTCCAGGCGGAAAGGCTATGATTTATGCCTACTCGCTTCGCATCTGGCTGACCGGACGAAAAGCAAAGGCATCTTTTGTCACGGATGAGAGCGGTTTTAGGATTGGGTCAGAAGTAAAGGTTAAACTTGAAAAGTCACGATTTGGAACACAAGGTCGCCAGTGTAATTTTAAGATTCTTTGGGGAACCGAAGAGATCGGCATTCAGGACGACGAAAGTCTTTTTGACGCAATTGCGAGTTCGCCAAATCTTGTTCGCACAGGCGCTTGGTACACACTTCTGGACGATTCTGGAAATGCCCTTGGAGCTAAGTTCCAAGCAGCTAAATGGACCGAGCGATTACAAGAAAAAGACTTTCGGGCAAGAGTTCATGAGATTATGGACGAGGAAGTAATTCACAAGTTTGATAAGCGAATTGGAGAAGCAAGCGATTTTTATGAAGAGGTAAATGAATAATACAATTAATTATTCGTCTAATAAAGAGAGAAAAAAACAATGAACAAGATTATTACAGCAGCACTCTTTGGTGCGTTTTTAACAAGTTGTGTCGCACATGCACACACTCCAGCCCCGCATGCTTCAGTGCATGCTCAAGTAAAGGTTAAGGCTTGGGTCTGGACACCCGGCTTTTATCGCGTTAACGGTGTCTATGTCCATGGAAGTTGGCGTATTGCTACTATAGATCGCTATCTTTTATCACGAAACCCGCGCACACACGTTCGCTGGGTCAAGGGAAGAAAGAAGCCTGCACCACGCCGACATTCTCACCGTCGCCATCGCCGCCCACATCGTCGTTAAAAAATAATACTTGACATCCCTTCAATAGACATGTTATAATTCTATTGAAGGGATTTCTTTTTTATAGGTGAAATAATGAAACGACTATTAGTAATAGACGGCTTAAACTTGCTGTTCAGAAACTATATTGTAAATCCGAGTCTGTCAACCAACGGACAGCCAATTGGCGGTCTTAAGGGCTTTCTCCAATCTATCCAAAAGCTTGTCCGCGAGACATGTCCAGATGAAGTTGTTATTTGTTGGGATGGTGAAGGTGGGTCACAAAGACGCAAATCAAAAAATAAAGGGTATAAAGAAGGTAGAAAGCCCATTCGCCTCAATCGGGATATTCGTAATCTTTCAGAAAATGAGGAGATTATAAACAAGATCTGGCAACAAACACGACTTGTGGAATATTTAAACGAACTGCCAATGATACAATTAATGTTACCTGGGGTAGAAGCAGACGATATTATTAGTGTGGTCGTTCAACATCCGGTTTATGACGGATGGCAAAAAGTAATTGTTTCCTCGGACAAAGATTTCTTTCAGTTGTGCGATGAAGAAACACTTGTCTTGCGACCAATCCAAAAACAAATTATAAGCGAGAAAACCCTTATAGAAGAATATGGTATTCATCCTAAAAACTTTGCTCTCGCAAGAGCGATTGTTGGTGACAAATCAGATAACCTTCCAGGCGTTGGCGGAATTGGGCTTCCGACTATTAAGAAGAGGTTTCCCTTTTTGAGTGAGGACAAAGACTACGACATTGAAAGTATAGTTTCTTACTGTGCCAATCAAGAAGGCAAAATAAAGGCTTTCTCAAATATTTTAGAAAAACAAGATGTTATTGAAGAGAATTATCAACTCATGCAACTTTATGTTCCCTCTTTAAGTGTCCAAGGCAAGAAAAAGATTAATTTTGCTCTTGAAAACTTTGAGCCAGAATTCGCAAAAACCAATATTAAGACAATGATGATTGAAGATGGTTTTGGTGTTATCAATTTTATTGATTTGTTTGCCGCAATGAATAAGATAGTTGCTGATTCTAAGTTATAAAACTATTTATAATATGCGATTATTTAAAAACTGGGCAAGAACCTTTGGACAGATAACATCTGAGTCTCCAAATTCCGAACTGCTCGTCGGAAATTTTAAGAAATATATAAAAGAACAAACCGATCCTGAATCTGTAGATCTTTCAAGTTTTGAAGTCCACGAGGAATTGGACCAAGATTTTTGGAACCAGAAAGATGACAAATTGGATCCAATAATCCGTCAAAAACTTTTAGCCATCGCTAATGACTTTTGGAGTTCCCTTGAGGTGGGTGACGCTGAATATCAAGATATCACTTTTACAGGTTCCTTGGCGGCATATAACTATTCTCGTTTTTCGGATGTAGATCTGCACATCCTTGTAGACTTCAAGGATGTTGATGATAAAGTTGATTTGGTTCGCGAATATTTTAACGCAATGAAATCCATATGGAACCGACTTCACGATATTATTATCAAGGGCTATGAAGTTGAAATTTATGTTCAGGATGTAAATGATCCTCACGAAGCACAGGGACTTTATTCTGTCCTAAATAACGAATGGATTAAAAAGCCCACTTTTGAGCAGAAAGATTTTGATAGAGATAACATTAAAAAGAAAGCCGCCTCAATTATGGATCAAGTAGATCGCTTAGACGGTATTATTAATGATGGGAAATACGAAGAGGCTGAAAAGTACGCCGATAAGATAAAACAAAAAATCAAGAAAATGAGAAAGACAGGATTGGAAACAATCGGTGCATATTCTGTCGAAAACCTCGCATTTAAAGTTTTGAGACGAAATGACTACCTTGAGAAGTTATCAAAAGCTAAACGAAAAGCTTACGATAAAATGTTGTCATTGAAAGAACAACGATCTCAATAACATACATTTTGCCTTAAACAAGGTCCAAAAATAGATTGGATTTTTTAAATTAAGTTTCCTATATACGAATGGATGGGGATAAAACCTATTGATTCACTCTTGTAGTGGATCTTTAAGTGTATACCCTCGTCTACATAATATACTATCAATATAGGAGATATAAAAAATTATGGCTATTATTCCATGTAACGCCCTCACGGGCAAACATATCAGCATGAGGCTCGAATTCAATTCGGGCTCGCTCTTGTCTGGTCAATTAAAAGTTCAAGACGCGCCAGCGCTTGGCTTCTGGGCTTCTTCTGGCTCTCTAGACGCTGCTCTCGCTGGTACCGTTAACGCTATCGGACACGTTTCTGGAAACCTTGTTTCTGAAGTTTCCATCGCTACATCAGGTCGTACTACGATTCAGAATGACGTAAACGCTAACCAAGTTGTCACAGATGCTGTGAAAAGTTCCTTGGGTGCAATTGTAAACGGCTCCGGCGTTTACCAAGCTTTCTCGGGATTGACTTACATCAACGGAAACGCTAATCTTGCTGTCGATCTTTCAGATCTTGACACCGCCCTCGCTGCTGTTCAAGCTGATGTCAATCAGAATGAAAGTGACGCAGATGCGCTGTCTGCTGCTAAGCAAGTAGTCCTTGACAAGCACGAGGCTGCAATGGGTGCTGCATTTTCTTCCGGTGGCGACTATGTTGCTCACTCAGGCAAAACCTACATCAACGGAAACTCTAATGTGACCGAAGATCTCATTGATCTTGATGCTGCTATCGTCAGTCGCGAAGCTGCAATCTCTGCTTCTTACGTCGCACAAATCGGTGCTACCAGAACTTCCACTATCGCTGCGATTTTGGACGGAGCGCCTGGTGCTCTTGACACTCTCAACGAGTTAGCTGCTGCTCTCGGTGATGATG